AGCATAATGAAAAGAGTGCCAGTGCATGAAGAATGGAGTTTACATGAAAACAAGGCACAGAATGTAGTTACAGCAGATAGGACTGACAGAGAATACTTAGAACCGTTTAAAAGCAAACGAACAGCAAATGACTTGAGTACAAGGACTTAAATACAACATGCCAGCAATAACAAAAATAGGAGTAAGCGATATACAAGGAGGTGTATTAGCCAACGGACAAGTTAGTAATGTAAAAGTAAATGGTGTAGACATCAACGTAAAAGGTGATGGTCCACATGCAGGACATGGCATAGGCATACACGCGGCTCCAAATAGTACAAATGAAAGTTCAAGCACTGTTAAAGCAGGCGGAAAATTTGTAATTAGAGAAGGTGATTTGGCAGATTGTGCTCATCCACATGCTAATGGATCAGGAAACGTAAACGCAGGATAATATGGCAAAGGTAAAACTAACAAAAACTACAACGTCTGACAAAATTGGATCTCCACGCAACCTAAAGACTTATGTAGGATTTTCTACTGTCAATAGAGATTTTGACTCAAACACACTGTATGATTATGAACTTGCAAGAACAGACTTGTTAAATGCTCTCTATATTAAAAAAGGCGAAAAATTAGAACTTCCTGATTACGGCACAATCATATACGACTTATTATTTGAGCCTTTTACAAGTGAAGTCAGTAAAGCAGTTGAAGAGGATATAATTGAGATAGTAGATAGAGATCCAAGATGGGTGCTTGAAGTATTGGCAGTTACTCAAGCAGAATATGGACTCAGTATTGCATTGGACTTATTATATGTGCCATATCAAATTAAAGAATCATTAACGCTAGGTTTTGACCAGGAACAAGGACTACAAGTAACATCTAATGCCATACAAGCAGGAGATACTTCTGCAGTTGCAAGTGCTGGATCCTACTAATAACTACGCACTTAATTCTTAAAATAAATACACACATAAAATGGCCACAACAGATAGACAGAATAGTTTATTAATATCACAAGACTGGCAAAAGATCTATAGATCATTCCAGCAAAGTGATTTCTTATCATATGATTTTGACACAATTCGCAGAACTATGATACAGTATCTACAAAACAATTATCCAGAAGATTTCAATGATTACATAGAATCATCAGAATATATTGCACTTATTGATTTAATTGCATATCTTGGACAGAATTTATCATTCAGAACTGATCTAAATGCAAGAGAAAACTTTATTGACACAGCAGAAAGAAGAGATTCAATTTTAAGACTTGCAAGACTTTTAAGTTATGTGCCAAAACGTAACCAAGCAGGTTCAGGACTTTTAAAAGTAACAAGCATCAGCACTACAGAAGGTATTACAGATTCTGCAGGAACAGACTTATCAAATAAAATAATTGGTTGGAATGATCCAACAAACACAAATTGGTTAGAACAATTTATTGCAGTCTTGAATGGTACCTTGAGTGGCACACAAAAATTTGGTTCACCTGCAATTAAAGGCACAATAGGAGGAGTGAACACTCAACAATATAAATTTGCAAGTACAAATTTAGATGTGCCAATTCTTAAATTTACAAGAACTGTTAATTCACAACCAATGCCTTTTGAATTAGTAAGTTCAACATTCAGAAATCAAGATTATATCTATGAAGAATCTCCTATTCCTGGCAATAGATTTGGATTTTTATACAGAGCAGATGGAAAAGGCAACCAATCAGAAAACACAGGATTTTTTATGATGTTTAAACAAGGTGAATTAGGATTTTCAGAATTCACAGTTACAGATCCATCACCTAACACAATAGTTTCAGTGGATAAAAACAACATTAATAATTCAGATGTTTGGTTGTATGATCTTACAGAAAATGGAACATTAGACAATGCATGGACCAAGGTTCCTGCAATAACAGGAAACAACGTGATTTATAATTCATTGTCTGAATCAGTTAGAAAATTATTCAGTGTAAACACTAGAGCAGGTGACGCCATTGACCTTGTGTTTGCGGATGGTGTGTTTGGAGAAAATCCAAATGGATTATTTAGAACATACTATAGAAGTTCTATCAATCAAACTTTCACAATCAGACCAAGAGACATGCGTGGCATAACTGCATCGTTAGAATATAGAAATGCTAAAGGACAAGTGAACACAGTTACCTTGACTATGGATCTAGTAACAACTGTTGACAATGCAAGTGCAACTGAATCAAACGAAGATATCAAAACTAAAGCACCTCAGGCTTATTATGCCAACAATAGAATGACCACTGCTGAAGACTATCAAGTAGTGCCACTAACACAGTTTCAAGGTATAGCAAAAACAAAAGCAGTCAACAGAACAGCATCTGGAATTTCAAGATACTACGATTTGATTGATCCAACAGGAGCGTATTCTTCTACTAATATTTTTGCAGATGAAGGTGTGGTTTACAAAGAAACGACAGAGCCAACTTCATCCTTTTCTTTTGCATCAACATCTGAAATTACAGGCATTATCAACAACACCATTACTCCCCTTCTTAAAAGTGTAGGAATAAGAGATTTTTATTATGATGCATACACAAGGCAAAACACAGGCACTGCTTACACTTGGAATCTAAGCACGGAAGCAACAAACACTTATACAGGTTATTTCAAAGAGACTGGACCACTTGCTGTAGGTAATTTTACTACAACAAATTTAAAATACATCAAGCCTGGTGCTTTGATTAAATTTGAGCCACCTGCAGGACAACATTTTATGGCTAATGGTACATTGATGGCAGGACAGGCAGGTCACGCAGGCTCTCAATCAGTATTGTGGACTAAAGTTGTTGAAGTTAAATTAGATGGATCTAATTATGGAAAAGGCAATTTTACTGATGGCAAAGGACCAATTACACTATCAGATAAAGTGCCTAGCAATGCAATCATTAAAGAAATTATTCCAACCTATGCAACAGTCATTCCAACGTCTGTAGAAAGTTTACTGATAGATGCAATTAAAAATTACAACACATTTGGATTGACTTACAATGTTGATACCAGTTCATGGCAGTTTATAAATGCTGAAAACATTAAATTAAACAGTGCTTTCAACCTAGGTGATCAAGGTAGCACGGCAGATGCAAATAAAGATGCAAGTTGGCTTTTTCAATTTACAGCAACGAACAATGTGTACACAATAAAAGTTAGAAATACAAATTATGTGTTTAGGTCTGCAACAAAAAACAGATTTTTTTATGATGAAGATCAAAAAATATTTGATGCTTCTACTGGCAAAATAGTGCAAGACCAAATTAAAGTGTTGAAGTTTAACACTATGCCTGATTCTACTGTGCAACTTGCAGAAGATTATAGTTTTGCAATAGTAGGTAATAGAGTGCTTTCAACAGGATTTAATGACACCAGAGAAGTAGCCGTGTCGTTCAATGATACAGATGATGATGGTGTAGTAGACAATCCTGATCTTTTTACAAGTGTTGTTGATCCAAATAAAAATACAAGTTCAAAATATGTGTATTTCAAAAAAGATACAACAAAGGCATCAGATTACTTTGATGTTGTGCCAAGCACAGACTTTGTTTTATCAAGTGGTGGGTCAGGTTTAGATCTTACACAGTATAGCAATGGACAATTATTTCATTTTTTCAACGCAGGTACAATACAACAATATGACTCTACAAAAGGATCTTTAATAAATGTATCTGACACATATAAGGCATCACTTGGAAGAGATAACTTAAATTACAATTATGAACACGCGGCAAGATATGACAGAAGAATTGATCCTAGTGTAAGTAATCTAATTGATTTACATATTCTCACAACTGCATATGACACAGAATATAGAAGTTGGATATTCAATGGACAAGTGGGAAGTATTCCACCTGCTCCAACAACTGCATCCTTAAGAACATCTTACAATCCAACATTGAGTGAATTTAAGAATGTATCAGACGAAATTGTTTATAGACCTGTCAAATATAAATTATTATTTGGTCCAAATGCTGACAACAACTTACAAGCAACATTTAAAGTAATCAAAAATAAAGACCTAACAATAACTGATAGTGATATCAAGACGCAGGTAATAAACGCAATTAACAATTACTTTGCTATTGAAAATTGGACATTTGGTGATTCATTTTTCTACACCGAACTTTCAACTTACATTCATAACTCACTTGCTCCGCAAATAAGTTCAATTGTAATTGTTCCTAACAAACAGGATACTGCTTTTGGATCATTGTTCCAAATTGAATCTAACTCAGATGAAATATTCATCAGTGGTGCCACTGTAGACAATGTAGAAATAATCAATAGCATCTCACAAGGAAACATAAAAGCAAGTGGAACAGTGATAACATCTGCTACCACAACTGCTGACACAGTGTCAGCAACAACTGGTGGTAGTTCAGGGACTAGCACTACAACCACAACAACATCTTCTTCAACGTCATATAGTGGTGGATCAAGTTCTTCAAGTTCTAGTTCAAGTTCATCTAGTTCCGGCGGGTATTAATCATGCCAACAGTTTCGAGAACTACAACTCAACTGTTACCTGAAGTTTTTCAAACTGAACGTAATAAAAAGTTTTTAAATGCAACGTTAGATCAATGGACACAAAAAGGTGAACTAGAAAAAATAAGTGGATTTGTAGGATCTAAGAAAGGACCTAGTTTTAGACCAACTGACACTTATTTTACAGAACTTAATAGTGACAGACAAAACTACCAACTAGAACCAAGTGTCAACTATGTCAAAGATGATGGTACAGTTGAATACTTTGGCACATATAATGATCTTGTTAATCAAATAGAATTTCTTGGCGGAAACAAAAGCAATCATGATAGACTTTTCAATCAACAAAGTCATTCATGGGGTATGCCAGTAGACATTGACGCACTTGTAAATTATAGAAACTACTATTGGGTGCCAACAGGGCCGAGTGTTGTGCAGGTTGATATTTCAAAACCAGGAAGTACAAGCACAATAAAAGTTAAGAACAATGCCGCAGGAGCATACAATTTTAGTGGATACACAGGCGATAATCCAACACTAACTTTATACAGAGGCAACACATATAAATTTGAAGTAAATGCAAAAGGACATCCTTTTTACATTAAAACATCTAAAGTAGACGGATCAACATTACAATATGAAGATGATTTTGTTGACAACAATGGCGCAGATGTAGGGACAGTTACGTTCACAGTGCCTAAAGCAGATGTAAGCAGTGACCTGCCAGACATACTTTTTTATGCCTGCGGCAATCACTCATCAATGCAAGGAAATATTTTAATTGAAGATCTTGAGGATGGATTCACGACGGTTGATATTACTACAGAAATATTAGGCAAAAAAGATTACACTACCGAAGCATCAGTTGTATTTGAAAATGGACTTAAAATTAAATTTGCAGGCACAATACCAGCGGCATATAAAAACAAAGAATATTATGTTGAAGGTGTGGGCAATGAAATTGTACTTGTTGATACTGCAAGGATGATAGTACCTGAAGAATTTTCAGAAGCAACATCAACTGTAGTTTGGGACCAAGACGGGACACAAAACTTTGATCAAGATCCATGGGATGCAGGAAGTGATGTGCCTGTCAAAAAAGACTATTTTACTATCAACAGAAATTCAAAAGACTTTAATGCATGGTCAAGGTCCAACAGATGGTTTCATGAGTCGGTGCTCACAAACACAGCAACGTATAACGGGCACACAGTCAATCTAGATCAAACTCAGAGAGCCAAAAGACCAATCGTGCAATTTGAAGGCAACATACAATTATTCAATTATGGAAATGTAGGGTTACGTTCTGTCCGTGCTATTGAGACTGCAACATCTGATGCATTTAGTTTTGTTAATGGCAGTTTAGGACATTTTATTGATGGTGTTGAACTCAAACAAGGTGATAGAGTAATATTCCAGAATGACACTGATGGTGATGTCAAAAGTAACATTTATGAAGTGACATTTGTGAATGTGGATAGCACAGATGTTGTGTATTTAGATCTTGCTTTGGCAGAACAACCTGTAGAAGGAAACACAGTAATTGTTGAAGCAGGTACAAATAGCAAAGGCAAACAGTATAGATTCAACGGAACGTCTTGGGTAGAGTGCCAACAAAAAACTAAAGTACAACAGGCTCCATTGTTTGATCTGTTCAATAGTTCAGGCACTGCATTAACTGACACTACAACTTATTCTGCATCATCATTTGTAGGCACTACATTATTTGAAGTTGCACAATCTACTACAGGCACCAATGACACAGAATATGGAATAAAAATTAAGTATGAAAACTTTGGCACAGTTGCAGATATTGTTTTCAACAACACTTTGAGCACTGACAAAGTTACATATTTGGATGTAACAAACGCTCAAAAGAACACTATTTTTACAAAGTCTGCATACTATAAGCAAAACATCATTGATGTTGAAGTAGGTGTTGACAGCACCGTAAATAACACTGTTACCACACAATTAAGAAACGGTTGGACTAAACAAAATCTTCTTACAAAACAAAGAGTCATAGATGTGATTGTGGTCAAAGATGAACTTAAAACTTTCAAACTTAAAACGTTTGATAACATATCTGATGTAACAGATTTGGAAATAGATGTGTTTGTAAACAATGTTAAGAAAACATCTACCACTGATTATACAATTATTACAAAAGACAAAAGCAAATTTGTACAGTTTATTAAAAGTAGAACAATAGGTGATAAAATTGTTTTTGAAACTTATGCACCATACTCAACAAAAAACAAAAATGGATATTATGAGGTACCAGATAACTTAGAAAGAAACGGATTGAATGACGCTGTAGAGACTTTGACTTTAGGAGAGTTAAACAATCATGTGTTAAGCATTACAGAAGATTTGCCAGGCTTTACAGGCACGCAACCAGGATCTACTAATTTAAAAGACTTGCATGAAACAAAAAAATACGGCAGAAGAATCATGCAACATTCAGGATCTATTCCTTTAGCAACGTTTTTACTGACACATCCAAATGCAAACTTTTATTCTGCAACAAAATTTGTATCGAAAGAATATGCAAAATTTAAACAATCATTTATTAAAAATATTGATAATGCTCCAGATGGCACAGTGCGTGACAAAGTCGATGCTATCATCAAACTAGTAAGTGCAAACAAATCAGAAGAATTTGCATTTTATCACTCAGACATGATAGGATGGAGTGAAAACTTTACAAAACTATCTTATACAGTAAGTGACAATAGCAATAAGACTTATGGATTGAGTGCTGTTTTTGATAAAACAACACTAAGTGATAATGCTGTGTATGTTTGGGTAAATGATGTTCAAGCAGTTCATGGAGCAGATTATACATTTGATAAAACAAGTGCAACAATAACTTTTACAACTGATTATAGTTTCACAATTGGAGACAAAATTGAGATAAGAGAATATGCAGACACTGATGGTAGTCACATTCCTCCTACTCCATCAAAGTTAGGATTATATCCTGCCTACAAACCAAGCAAGTATGTTGACAACACATATAGAAATCAAGTGAATGATTCAACAGCGGTGGAAGTAATACAAGGACATGATGGATCACTTACAAAAGCATATGGCGATATTAGAGATGACTTGTTGCTTGAACTTGAAAAAAGAATTTACAATAATATCAAAGTTACATACGACGAAAAAAACTTACATGATCTATATGGTCGTCCTGGGGATTTTAGATTTTCTCCATGGACAAAAAGTGAGTGGACTGAGATAGAAAGCAAATTGTTCTTAGATTGGACAGGTGACAATCAGATTGATTATACGTCTCACAATCTTTTCGACGCTGAAGATTCATTTACATGGAACTATGGACAAGTAGGATCAAGACTAACAGGGCAAACACTTAAAGGATATTGGCGTGGGATATACAAAGACATGTATGATACTGATCGTCCACACACACATCCATGGGAAATGTTAGGCTTCGCAGAAAAACCAACTTGGTGGGATTCACGATATGGTTCTGCTCCATATACGTCTGGCAACGATATTTTATGGAATGACCTTGAAAAAGGACACATTAATCAAGGAGATAGAAAAGGAAATTATACCAAATACACAAGAAGAGATCTAACAGATTATCTTCCAGTTGATAGTCAAGGCAACTTGCGTCCGCCAAATGATTTTATAGTAGATAGAATTATTGCAAGTCAAAGCGAAATGAAACTTGATTTCAAAGCAGGAGATAATGCTCCGGCTGAAACAGCATGGAGAAGATCTTCCGATTGGCCATTTGCACAGCAAATAATATCTGCTCTTACTTCACCTGCAAGATACTTCGGAACATTATGGGATACTGCAAGAATATATCAAAATCCAACAGGACAATACATTTATAATGAGACTGGCACTGCGGTGCAACCAAAAGACTTTGTATATTATGCTGGCACATATAAAGACAGCGATGGTGTATCACAGGAATATTTTGCAACAGGTTATCATGTAATGATTGTTGAATACCTAAAAGGAAAAAATTTAGATATAAAAAATAACTTTACCGAGCCAGTAGGCAAATTGAAACTAAACCTTGGATACAGACTAGCAGGATTTTCAGATAAAACCAATTTGAAAGTAATTGCAGATTCAGTTTCTCCAGGATCAACATCAAACAAAGTGTTTATTCCTGAAGAAAATTACAAAATATTTTTACATCAAAGCACGCCAGTTGAAACTTCTGCATACTCTGGAGTCATAGTACAAAAAACAGCAAACGGATACAAAGTTATAGGCTATGATCCTACACAAAGATCATTTAAAATTAATGAGCCAATAAAAAGTCAAGCAAGTAATAACATTGCTGTAGGACAAAGTTCAGAAGAATTTTTTGAATGGCAGCCAAATGGTTTTTATGTTGCAGGTTCTATTGTTAAAAATGGCAATGCATTTTACCGTGTTAATACAACCTTTACTGCTGGTGACAGTTTTGAAGAAACAAATCTTAAAGAAATTGGCTCAGCACTTCCTTTAATTGGCGGCATTCAAGTTGCCAAGTACACAGAATTTAGAACATCTGTAAAACTTGTGCCTTATGGAACTGAATATAAGACAAGGCAAGAAGTTGCTAACTTTATACAAGGTTATGAACAATATCTTAAGACCCAAGGATTTGTTTTTGATGGTTATTCAAGAGATCTAAACACAAATACTGATTGGACTCTAAGCATAAAAGAATTTTTATTTTGGTCAACTCAAAATTGGGCAGTAGGCACAGTGATATCACTATCGCCTGCATCTGAATCTATTACTTACGAAAATGCTAACGGTGTGGTAGACACATTGATCAATCCATATGAAGGATATTTGGTGTCACAGCAGGAAGGTACAAGTATTCCATTACAAAATATTAACATGAATAGACAAGGAAATACTACTAACCTTACAACAAGGCCTGACGAAGATGGAATATATTTTGCAAAATTTAACATCATACAAAAAGAGCATGTAATATTGTTTGACAATTCAACTGTGTTCTCTGATATATTGTATGACCCAGCACTAGGATTTAGGCAAGAGCGATTAAAACTTACTGGATTCAAAACTTCAGATTGGAATGGTGACTTGTTTGCTCCTGGATTTGTTTTTGACGAAGCAAAAATTGAAGATTGGATGTCAGACAAAGATTACAACGTAGGAGATGTTGTAAAATATCAAGCAAAATTTTATGTTGCTAAAAAACGACACGCAGGAAAAACTAAATTTAACAATCTTGATTGGAATCTTAAAGATGTTGCTCCACAAAGTGCTTTACTTCCTAACTTTGATTATAAATCTGCACAGTTTGAGGATTTCTATAATTTAGATTCAGACAATTTCGATGAAGGTCAGCAAACTTTAGCAAGGCATCTAATTGGTTATCAACCAAGAGGCTATTTAGAAGATTTAGGTATGGACGAAAGTTCGCAATACAAGTTTTATCAAGGATTTATACGTGAAAAAGGAACAATAAATTCTATTACAAAATTGTTAAACGCACAATTTAGAGCAAGTGAAACTAACAAATACAATGTGTATGAAGAATGGGCGTTTAGAACAGGTGGATATGGTGGAAGAAGAACACAAGAAGATATAGAGTTTGGACTAAACAAAAATTCGTTTGGTGAAAATCCACAACTGTTGAAACTTTTAGACGGCAACACACTTACAACAGACGATCCTGCTGTGCAAATTACAAAAAATAATTTAAGAATTGAGCCTAGCAATTATGTAGGCACACCATTTAAAAATTATGATCACTCAGTGCATCAAGGACTTAATTCACATTTGTCTGTGTTCAAGTTCAAGAATGCAGGACCTATCAACAGCGAATATGTCAATGTGGCTAAAATAGATATCAATGAACTTATTGGTGATGTAGCGGCTTCAACTTATGTGGTAGGCACAACAATCTGGGTAGCAAAAGATTTGACCAATCAATGGAACCTATATAGAGTTACTGAAACAGGAATCAAGATCAGCAGGTTTGACAAATATGAAGATGATGGCTCAACTTTACTTGGTGAAGATCAAGTAAGACTTACAACAGACAAGCCGCATGGACTTGCAAAAGATGATTTAGTATTAATAAGAGACGTTGATGCATCTATAGACGGAATATATCAGATTCCTGATTTAGCAACAATGGACAGCACAGTAGATGCTCCTAATGAATTTTCTGTGAAACTGGCTGAGAAGTTACCAGAAGGTGATGGGTCATCAATGTTAAAGTCCGGTAATCTGTTAAAATTAGTTTCACTTAAACTTACAGACACATCATTTATAAACACGTCTGCTCCTTTGAGAGGTTGGAGAAAAAATGATATTGTTTCAGTTACAAACAATTATGAAACTGATTACACTAAACGTTGGGTAAACTATCAAAACACATTACCATACAAAGAAAAAATAACGCAGTATGACATCAATAGACAAGCATTTAGTGAATATGGCCATTCCATTGCGGCAGACGCCACAGGTAGAAACGTTTGGGTAGGCGCTCCTGGAGATCAAGGAGGAAAATTACATCTTGAGACACGTAGTGATAACGGACAATTTACAAGCACATTCACTATAAATCCATCACATGTGAGTAATGCATCTACAAACTTAAATGGAACATATTCATTTACATCAGGAAGTAGTTCGGTCACAGGAAACAATACTTTGTTTACCGAAGAATTAAAAGCAGGAGATAGAATTATTACTGCTTCTAGTTTAAAATACACAGTGCAATCAATTGAAAGTGATATTGCAATGACCATAGAAGAGTCAGCAACATCAACTGAAAATTCAAGTGCGACCAAAAAAACAGAATTTGACAGATATGGACATGCGTTAGCACTAGCACATAACAATGAAGATAGGTTGTTAGTCTCTGCACCATTTGCCTCTGGATTTGTTAAAGTGGTTACACTAGATGGTGGTGACTTTAGTTCTACTTTAGATTTCAAAGTTAACACTACAGTAAAAATTTACAATGCATCTAGTTCATTAGTTGGATCAGGCACAGTGAAATCTTGGAACAGTTCAACTTATGTGTTAGCAATTGAAACTGACACAATCCTTGGCACAGATTATCAGGTCACTGGCACAAGCACTGATGGCTCTACTGAGATAGTTGGCTTTGTTGCGTCAGCAGAAACTACACTGAGTGGTGAAGGATATGCAGAAATATTAAACAAAGACGCAAGTGGCACATGGGCAGTCGTGCAAACAGTCACAGGCAACCCACCTGCGGCAAATGAAAATTTTGGATCTTCAGTTGCATTGTCTGGAGATGGCAACTATGCTGTGTTTGGTGTGCCTGGTTCTGAATCAAACAAAGGCAGAGCAGAAGTTTACAAATACAATTCAACTACTTTGCTATATGATTATTTTGGAAGCATACAAGATGCAGAAGCATTGGCAGGTGCTAAATTTGGATCAAGTGTTGCTGTTGATAAGACAGGACAAATTTTTGCAGTTGGGGCCCCTTTCCATTCTACATTAGGAACTGGAGCAACTTCAAATGTTGGTGCTGTGTTTGTGTATGCAAATGACAATGGAAAATTTGTCCAAATTGCAAAATTATTACCTAGCGTTCAACAGGCTGATCTTGAATTTGGATCATCTATTACAATGAACACGGATGCTACAAAAATTGTAGTTGGAGCACCTGGATATAATCCAACAGGAGCACCAGACACAGGTAGAGTATATTATTACAAACAAAGCATAGAATCATTTACAGCAGATGGATCTACAACATCATTCAGTTTGAGTTTCAGTCCTATTGCTGAAGATCAAATAGGAGTGTTTGAAACTGCCGCAGATAGTACAACGACTTGGAGCACACCAGGTGGGGGTAATGCAGATAGTAATTTAGAAACTGCTGATACATCAGTTATTTCTGCAGATAATTCTGCATCTGGAAGAAGTTATTCAGTAGATGGATCAACATCAAACATTACTTTTAGTGAAGCACCTAAGTCAAACACAGTATTTGATGTGTACAGATACACACAACAACAAACAATCGATTCTAATGCACCAAGTGAGTATAGCAGATATGGTGAACTTGTAACTATGAACCCAGTTACAGATGTCTTAGCAGTGTCAAGTAAAAATGCATCAGGCAACAAAAATATTACTTTCGACAAATTCAAGGCCGATGGGTCAACACTTCTAACTGAAACTACTTTTGATTTTGACACTACAAGGTTTATAGATCCACAATCAGAATCAGGAACTGCTAGAGTGTATGGCATGTATGGAAATTATTTTGCTTTGGATCAACAACTAGAATCAAACACAGTAGATGCTGGTGATAAGTTTGGTACTGGACTATCAGTCAGCAATGCTGGTGTATTTGTTGGTGCTCCATTTGATGACACAAAAGCAGTTAACAGCGGATTAATGGCAGAATACAACAAGGGAACTTCAACAACTAAAGGTTGGGAAATTATTTCACAACAAGAAGATCTTGTAGATCCATATGCACTTCAACAAAACTATTTCTTCAATGTAAATTCTAATAAAACAGTTGGATTTATAGATTGGATAGATCCAATTAAAGGAAAATTGCCTGGACCAGCAAGTAGTGAATTAAAATTTATATCGGATCATGATCCAGCAAGTTACAACAATTTAGTTTTAGAAGGAACAGATGCTGATTCAATAAATGCACAAACTGCCGCGGCACCTACTTTAGATTACAATAGAGCATGGGGGAGAGAGCATGTTGGTGAACTTTGGTTAAACACAAAAAAATTAATCTATACATGGTATGAACAAGGCACATTAGAGTATAGAAATAATAATTGGGGCAAACTTTTTCCTGGTGCGACAGTAGATGTGTTTGAATGGATAGAATCAGATGTGGCTCCAGACACTTACAATAACAATTCAGCCAATGGAGTACAAGGTTACTCTGGCATTGCAATCAACACAAGGTATTATTCAACCAATACTTTTATAGATGCTGAAACTCAATCTCTTGTTACTAGATATTATTACTGGGTCCGAGATAAAGTAGATGTACCTAACGTACCAAATAGAACTTTAGATGCTCTAACAGTTCAAAAACTTATTGAAGATCCAATAGGCAATGGTTATGTTTACAATGCATTTATTAAAAACAATGCAGTGTCTTATGTGAACGTTGATCCATTATTAGACAATGGCAACATTGTGCATCACGTTGAATGGAGTACAGTTGATGATCCAAGTCCAAAACACGATGAATGGTTAATTGTTAAAGAAGGTGATACAAAATCTAAACCTAACACAATATTGAAACAAAAACTTATTGATTCACTAGTGGGTAGAGACAAATTTGGTAATAACATACCAAATACTACTTTTTCAAATACACAAAAATATGGAGTAGAAGATGGTCAGTCCATGATACAAAACAGAACCATAGTACTGACAGCAGTGATAGAAAACATCAACAATGTATTGATCAAACAAAAGATTGTATCAACAAAAAATTTAAAAAACTTTTTACTTAAAGACGAACAACCTACTGCGGCATCAAATGAATATGACATAAAGGTTGCAGATATTACTGAACTAAACTATCTTAATAAATTTAACACACCAACACTAGATACAGGAACTAGAGTTTTGGTAGCAACAGATTCTGATTCAAATGGCTATTGGGCAATTTACACTTATCAATCAAACAATACATTCACAAGAACATTTGTGCAAACATTTGATACCACGCAATATTGGACGTATGCAGATTGGTACGCCTCTGGATACAGTAAAGATACTTTAATTAATTTTAAATTAAGCACAGAGAACGATGTTTTGCCAAATGATTCAAAGGTAGATGTAGGTGAAATTGTTAAAGTAAATGCATCATTTGACGGTAATTTTAGATTGCTTGAAAAAATAGACACAGCAAAATACAAAGAAATAGGCCTAGGCAGTGGCACAATTCAAATAAAAGAAAGTGCTTATTCATACAAAGACAATGCTTTAGGATATGACAGTGATACATTTGATCAATTAAACTATGATCAACAGCCTATTACTGAGTTACAAAACATTTTAACTGGAATATTTGACGACATATATCAAGATGATTTAGAAGAAGAATACAATAAACTTTGGTTCTATTGTTTGCAACAAATTTTGGCTGAACAACTCTACATTGATTGGGCAATAAAAACATCTTTCTTGACAGTTGAAAATGATTTAAAAAATTTATCAACTGATCCAACTTATAAACCAGATCAACAAGAAGCACTTTTACAATATATTGATGAAGTAAAACCATTCCATACAAAGGTAAGACAATACAGAGTAAATTATGCTAAATCAGATACATTTGGATCAGATGTTACAGACTTTGACAATGCTTCATATTGGAATACAAGCACAGAACAGTATGATACCCCTGATGTGAATAACTCTGCATTTGACACAAGATACACACTCAACCCAAGTAAAATTTATAAAGACAATTACAAATTAAGCCTATTAAAGATATTAATAGCAGATGGTGGTAGCGGATATACAGAAGCGCCAATCATTACAATATCTGGCGGTGGAGGCACAGGTGCAAAAGCAACTGCTTACGTTTCAAACGGTGCTATTAATAAAATAATTGTTACGAACGGTGGTTCTGGATACACTACTACACCAACTCTAACTTTGAGTGGTGGAGGCAGAGAAGATTCAACTGGCATTGCCGCAAAATTATATCCAGTTATTGACAATGATAAAATTAGGCAAATAAACACAACACTTCAGTTCAACAGAGTATCTGGGAACAATATTATTGTTAATGACACAATATCAGAGTGGAAAGCAGAAACGACTTACACAGGAAACAATATTAGATTTGGCAATGACATTTATAAAGTTTTACAACAATTTACATCAGGCAAACAATTTACAGATGCAGTAACATTATCTGATAGTTCAACTACACCAACACTCACTGATTATTTAGAAGAATGGAGTGCAGTTGATTACATCAAAGCATACTATTCAACTTCAGCAGGAATGCCTGGAGTACAAGATTCAAGCACAGTGTTATATGGACAATTAATGAGCGGACTTGAATATCCTGGAACCAAAGTTTTAGGTCCACAGTTTGATACAGAAGCCACGTATGATAAAGCACCATATGATGCAGTGCCATATGATGGACAGATAATCGATGAAGATGGCATAGCAACACCATCCTATGAATTAGGTCTAGACAAATATGTTGACGGTGTTGGATTTACAAATAGTTTGGCTGGCACAAGGCCAACTGATGTAGTAAGTGAAGGCAATGCATTTGTTGACGAATATTCATCTCACGCACCAGAAGAAGTAATGCCTGGGTCTACTTTTGATACTTTAGACATGAAGGTGTTTACTAATCCTTCACAAGGTTCACCTATCATGAGAACCAACAGTCATATAGGAGATGGCTCAACTACAACGTTTGCTATAGGACAAACGCCATCTGACGTTGATGGTGTGTTTGTTTGGGTAGATGGTAATTTGAGACGTAGAATCAAAAATGATTCATCAACAGATTATTCTATTGGTGCAAACAACACAGTGGTGTTTACTAGTGCACCAGCAAGTGGACAATTGATTACAATTCAAAGTTTTAGTATAAGCGGATCTAAAATATCTATTAAAAGAAACTTTACAGGAGATGGAACCACTGCGGTATTTAATTTACCTATTCCGTTTGCACTTGCTGACAGCACAGTGAATTTAAGTAAGACTGCATTTGTAACTGTGAATGGTGTGGTGACTACAGCAACTTTATCAGAAGGATCGGATAGTGCAAGTACTGATGTTACTTTATCTTCTGCACCTGCAAGTGGATCAACAATACAAATTACAATATTTGATGGTGATGCAGGAGAACAAACATATTCACAAGTTAACACACAAACAATTAAAGCAGATGGTTCTACAAAAACTTTTGCTTTGTCACAAACTCCTGCAGAGTTTGGTCCATTGCACAATACAGTGATTGTGGAAAGAAATGGGGAAAGATTAAATCCACCAGATACAGCATACTATCAAGGAGATGGAAGCACATTTGCATTTAACGTTCCTACTACTATTAATACAGCAACTACTCCAAGTGGCTCAGATGTAGAAGTTTATTTGAATGGAAGTAGACAAACATTTGGTGTTGATTGGTTCTTTAACAGTTTAGGTATTACAGCAGATCAATCTGATGATACTGCAGATCAAAACAATGTAACAGCAGATAGTGCCTCGGTAACTGGTACAGGAGTAATATTTTTCAACACAAGACCAAATCCAGGTGATGGGATTGCTATTGTAGTCAAGATAGGACACGATTATCTCATTGAAGGAAGCAATTTGACTTTGACATCTTTTGGGTCAGAAAATGATGAGATAAGAGTAACGTCATTTACAAATCATGACTTACTAGGAATAAGAACAGAAATATTCAAAGGTTCGAATCTAGTTGATGCATCATTAGGAACTTATCAAACTTTAATTACAAAAGATCCTGTGACTAGTTCAGGCACAGTTATTGATACTTTCAGTGCTGAAACAATTAATTCTGCACAATATTTTGTTGTTGCTACTGATATAAACGATAACATTCAAGTTGATCAAGTTACAGTTACTACGGATGGAAATAATGTTAGTAGTACCAACTACGGAACTGTTCATGCAACAGGCACAACCGATTTTGTTTCTTATACATCTAGTATTACATCAGGATCAGTGAGCCTTACAGCGACAGCACTCGACAATGTAACAAAAATTAAAGCACACAGAATGGCAGTTCTAAGCACTGACACAAATGCAGAGTCTCCATTAAGTTCTAATCAAGAATCATTTACAAAGCAATACACCTCAAATGGGTCAACTTCTCAAACTATATTCGAATTAGACACAAGTATTTTTAGAGGAGCAGAAATATTTGTTGCTGTGAGCGATGGAACAAGTGTTGAGTCTTCACAAATTACAATAGGATTTAATGGATCAACTCCTACAATAAATGTTTACAATGCCGTAGGAGCCGATGGTTCCGCATCCAGAAATACATTTACTGTAACTCATGCTTCTTCAACGTTAAGTTTAAAAATTGTTAATTCAACTTCAACAAGTGTAGGCGTGTTTGGAATTGTTTCAAAACTTGGCAGTTCAACTGCAACTACTAACAACGTGGGCATTGAGTTTATTGCTTCACAAACATTAGACACGTCTTCAGTAACTTTAGATACATTTGATCTTACTTCAAGTGAATTTGATGGTGCATACTATCAAGTGTTGGTAGAAAGTGCAAATGACTCTACTATAAATGATTTTGAATTTGCTACCATACATGTTGCAGGAAAAACAGCAAATATTAATCACACACAATATGGACATGTGTCAGACAATCAACTTGCAACATTTGATGTCAGTCTAAGTGGCACTACTGTAAACTTGACAGCCACAGGTGCATCAGGAGGCAACACAGTTTATGTTTACAAATTAGGATTTGATACTCCAGTAGCACAAGTAGATTCAAACAGGGGAGGATTTTACACTTTATCTAGAACGCCAACTAACACTGATTATTTGTGGGTAACATACAATGGTGACATGCAGATTGCAGGCACAGATTATATTATAAAAAATAATAAAATTCATATTCCAAGAACATCTTATAGTAACTCAGATATTATTGTTGTAACATCAATTGATACAACCAAGACCACAGAGGCAATAGGATACAGAGTTTTCAAAGACATGATTAACAGAACACACTACAAACGAATAGCAGATTCAAGCAATACTAAATTAGCAAAAGCATTGAAAATTACTGATAGTGAAATGTTTGTGAATGATGCAAGTATATTACCTGCACCAGATCCAGACAACAACCTGCCAGGTGTTGTGTTTATAAACAAAGAAAGAATCACTTATTTTACACGTGATTTAGGAGAAAATAGTCTAGGACAATTAATGAGAGGCACCCTAGGTACTGGAGCACTAAACAATCATCCAATTGGGACTGAAGTTGTAGATGCAGGCACATCACAAACAGTGCCAGGTTATTCAGATACAACTACAATCTGTTCACATATAGCAGATGGGTTAACTACAGCATTTGCACTGTTTGATTCTGATTCAACTGCATTTGTTCCACGTTCAGATGGCGCAGACGTTACAGTATTTGTAGGTGGCACAAAAATAACATCAGGCTTTACTTTTGATGGTGAAAATGCTACAATTACATTTAGTACTGCACCAGCAAGTGGACGTAAAGTTGAGATAGTGCGTAAGACTGGCCGTGTGTGGGTAAACCAAGGAACAAGCACTGCAGGTGACGGAAAAGGGATTCAAGGAGCAACAGGACCAGAAGCAACATTTTTGCTTAATAGTCCTACAAAACTACCTTAATAAATATATGGACATATTAACAAAATGACAGACAACACAGAACAAAAGCAAAAACCAGTTGATGAACAATCAGGCGTATTGATTGAAGGTCATATCAAAATATTTGACCCTGAATCAAATGAAGTTTATGTTGATAAACGTAATGCAATACATTACGAAAACTTTTCAGAAGCACTTGCAAAGTCTATAGCAAATAGATCCGATGGTTATATTGAAGAAATGCATTTTGGGAATGGTGGCACATCAGTTGACGCAACTGGGGTAATAACGTATTTGACGCCAAATAATTCAGGATCTAATGCGGCCCTATATAATGAAACATATTTTAAAACAATGAACGATCTTTCAGCGGCTAACACAGACGCTACCCGTAACAAAATAGAAGTAAGACACACTTCTGGCAATGTGTATTCAGATATTGTGTGTACTTGCTTATTAGATTATGGTGAACCTGCAGGACAGTCAGCATTTGATAACACTACAACATTTACAGATTCATTTGTATTTGATGAATTAGCATTGTATTCATATTCAGGATCAGGTGCAGGACAGGGCAAATTATTGACCCACGTGGTGTTTCATCCAGTGCAGAAATCATTAAACAGATTAATACAAATTGACTACACAGTGAGAGTGCAGTCTTTAACCAACTTCGTGGAAAGTTAAGGAGCGATAAATAGACTACAATGGCATACACAATAAACAAAACAGATGGATCAATAGTAGCAACCGTTAATGACGGTGTTTTAGATACGACTACGTCAGTTTCATTGATAGGTAGAAACTATCAATCCTACGGAGAAGCATTCAACGAAAACCTTGTAAAGTTACTTGAAAACTCAAGTTCAGCAACGGCACCAAGTGCACCAATTGAAGGTGAACTTTGGTGGGATAAAACCAACGACAGACTCAAAGTATACACTGGCACTGCTTGGGTAAATGTTGGAGTAGAAAGTTCTTCATCTGAACCTTCCACAGGTTTATCAACTGGCATGTTATGGAACGATACTACTAATGATCAACTTTACATGTATGATGGTGCGGCTTTCGATTTAATTGGCCCAATATTTTCTACGGTAGATGGCAAAGCAGGATTTTTACAGGATTCAATTACAGACAATGTTGCTTCAACTCAAAAGGTAGCCAGCATTTACAACAAAGGAACAAGATTTGCTATTGCTACTACCACGGCTTTCACAGCAAATACAACTCCAACAGGATTTGGTTCAGCATCATTTGGGTTGGGTATTAATTTAGCAACTGGATACAAAATACATGGCACAGCAACAAACGCCGACACATTAGACAATATTGATAGTGCATCCTTTTTAAGATCAGACGCAAACGATACAACATCAGGCACACTAGGTGTGCTAAATGATACAGGATTTACAGTTGGGATAGATTCAGACTTTAACATTTCAGTATCAGGTTCAGATGTTACAATTAAAAATTCAACTTCCGATGGCGATATTAAGTTTAATATTAATGATGGTGGATCAGATACAACTGCAATGACCATTGATGGTGCAACTGCAGATGTTATCGTCAACGGTAATTTACAAGTTAAAGGCACAACTACATCCGTTGAAACAACAAACATGACAATAGAAGATCCATTGTTAGAACTTAATAGAAGTTCATCAGGCGGAGATGTTGATGCAGGCATCTATATACAACGTGGTTCAGCAGGCAATGCCGCAGTATTTTACTGGAACGAAGGACTTGATAAATTTCAGGCTATGCTGACAACTTCGGCGGCTACGGCAACATCAGTAACTGATTCAAGTAAAGCAACTATTGTTGGAAACTTTGAAGGTGACACTCTCACTATAGGAAGTGTTTCAATTATTGAAAATGAAATAAGAGCAAATAATTCAAATGATAATTTACAAATTAAAGCGGCTGGTACAGGAAATGTTATAGTAGATGATGCTATACTGTTTGACGATAATGAAATTAGAGCGGCAAAATCAAACGATGATCTAGTGTTAGCAGGTTCAGGCACTGGCACAGTATCCATACCTGGCACTGCAACTATAGGTACAATTGAAGCAACGAATATTGGTTTTGCAGATTCAAGCATCACAGTAACAGGTGTATCAACAGATGGTTCATTAGGAGGTGATGCAAATGGTGTGTTTAGTTCTGCGTCAAATTCATTATTGGTTACAGAAAAAGCAGTTAAACAATATGTTGATAGACAAGCAGATTTATATTTCAGTTTAGATATAACAGGTTTAACAAAAACAGGTACAGGAGCAGGTACAGTAGCAAACTTACTCACAACATTGGCTCCTGTGGCAAACTTGAGACCACTAACCAAGGCTTACATCGCTGGTGTCACACAGAACGCAAATACCATAGCAACATCAACTACTGCTGTCAGCGTATCAATTGGAAGTTCAGTAACAGTATTAACAGGTGTTACACCTTCAGTGCAAAATCCAACCAGAGATAATGATTTAATTTATAGAGTGAATTCAGGAGGCACTGCGTGGGAGTATGTGTCAGGAGCATAATGTATAACCTAATAGAAAATTATATGTCTAATGTAGATGAAGTGATGACACTTGTAAAAAAACACGAAGATAAATTTCGTGTACGTGACGGTGGACAATCATTTAGAACTGATTATGGCAATGCTAGACTGAAACAGATACATCAAGACTTTATGCCACAAGAACTGCGGGAAGCAATTTTTAAAACTATTCCAATTAAATGGACCGACAGACTGAACTATTGTATTAACAAATATGAAGCAGGTGATCACATACCAAGACACAAAGATAGCAATGGTGGTTATTGGATGTTCAAATTAGTGTTCCTATCAAGTGATAAACCACATTTTAAATATTGGGATGAACAAGACAATGCACACATGGTTCAAGAAAAACCAGGCGCAATGTTCAACATGAAACTAGGTACACCGCATGCTGTTACAGAAATAGGTGAAGATGAAAATCCAAAATACAGTCTTTGCATCATGCAAGGTATTGACGAAAACGTGAGAAAGGTAGCATAATATGGCAATGGAAAAGAAAACATTTTTGTTTAATGCAAAGAACGGCGTGTTT